CAAGTATTTCCAGAAGGGCAGCATGATCGCCATCGAAGGCAGCTTGCAGACCCGTCAGTACCAGGACAAGAACGGCAACAACCGCACAGCTACCGAGGTTCTTGCGTCGCAGGTGAGCTTTTGCGGCGGAAAGGCCGCAGAGAAGCCCGCTGTGCGCGATTTCGACCAGCAGACGGAAAATCATGTGCGCGAAGCAAACGCCGCTCACAGCGCCCCGCAGAAGCCTCAGAGCGTGCCGGAGTATTCGCAGGGCAGCGCAGACGACTTTTCGGTCATTGATGACAGCGAAGACCTCCCGTTCTAAAACGAAAGTTGCGCTATCTGGCTATACGGGCGCGCAAAGGAGGTGATTGAGTGGCACAGGACGATAAAAAGTCATTTGTGGCGTATCTGAGCTGGTTCGACGCGCTGGAAGAATACTCCGACGCAGAGGTTGGGCAGTTGATGCGAGCTCTTGCACGGTATGCCAAAACCGGAGAAGAGCCAGAATTTTCAGACCGTGGGATGCGTGGCAACTGGAAATTTATGTGCAGCGACGTAAAACGGGCGTCTGAAAAATGGGATGAAACCCGCAAGAAACGCAGCAACGCCGGAAAACGCGGTATGGCAAAGCGCTGGGGAAAGTCTGACGACATAACAAAAATAACAAACGATAACAATGTTAATGACGACATAACAAAAATAACTGTAGATGTAAATGGAGATGTAGATGTAGATGTAGATGTAAATGGAGATGTAGATGTTGTAAAGCGCGATAACACCGCCGCCGTTGATATGGAGTTATCAAAAATCGTCCAGCATTACCAGCGGGCTATCGGTGACTTCCCGCGTTCGGCGCTGGAAAAACTGCAAAAATGGCGGCAGGAGTACAGCGCGGAGATGATTTTGCTGGCGATTGACAAGGCCGCAGAGGCCGGGAAGCGCTCGTGGAACTATATCAACGGCATCCTGTCTGTCTGGCAGCGGGACGGGATACGCACCCCGGGGGACGTGGCAGCGAATGAGCAGCGCCGACAAGAGCAGCCTCGCGGGAAGCAAGCCGCAGAAAGCACCGTAGAAGCATACGCGAATATTTTCAAGGGGGTGAAACCGTGACAGTGGAGATGATGACAAAGCTTCTTGCGGACGCTGAGGCCTATTTTGGACGGCCTCAGACCGCAGAGAACCGCGCAAGTATCGCGGAGATCTGGGCGAACTCATCGCTCAAGGATGTGCCGGATGATATGGCCTATAAGACATTCCACGAGGTGATTTCGGAGTGCAGCTGGCAGAGCCAGCTTCTCCCGGCGTGGAAAAAGGCCATCGAAAAGGCCCGGGGCGAGCAGATTATGGTAAAGCGCTGCCTTGCTGCCCGCACCCGGATGCTTAAGTCCAGAGCAGAAAGAAAGCTTCTTGGGCAAGAAAACCAGAACGGAGGACGAAATGCCTAGATACAAAGTCATCGTAGAGTGCAGCGGCCCGCACGGGAACGCGGCGCTTACATACCGCATCAACACCACAAGCCGGTTTGCGGCAGAGTTCCGGGCCTGCCAGCTGGCGGGCGACCATTACCCCGAGTATCGGGACATCAAGCCAGTGAGAACGGAGGCGTTGAAAAATGACGACGACGCCGTGTAAAGACTGCCCCACTCGTCACCCGGTATGCCACGACACATGCCCAAAGTACGCCGAGTTTAAGCGCCAACGCGCCGCAGACCTCGCTTATACCAAGCAGATGACCGACCGTGGCGTTGTATACCGTTACGATTACGAGGACCGTCACCGGGAGCGGGGACGCAAGAAGTACATGGGAGCAAACGGAGGAGCGGACAGATGAAAGTACTTATCGCCTGTGAGGAATCGCAGGAAGTATGCAAGGCGTTCCGGGCAAAAGGCCACGAAGCCTACTCCTGCGACATTCAGGAGCCGTCCGGTGGGCATCCTGAATGGCACATTCTTGGGCGATGCACTCAAGGCTCTGGAGGGGGGGCAAGTCGTGACGATGGACGGCGTAACGCATGACGTTGGCAAGTGGGACTTGCTCATTGCGCACCCGCCCTGCACATATCTGAGCAATGCCGGCGCACGGCATCTCTGGAAAGGGCACCAGCTTCAAGCTGACCGCGTAATGTTGGGCATTCAGGGCCGCGACCTGTTTATGCGGTTCTGGTGGGCAGACATTCCCAAGATTTGCGTAGAAAACCCAGTGCCGAGTAAAGTTTTCTGCCTGCCACCGTATACGCAAGCTGTGCAACCGTATGAGTATGGACACCCATACAGCAAGAAAACTTGCCTTTGGCTGAAGGCCCTGCCGCCACTATTCCCAACCGATATTGTGGAGCCTGTGGCTACATGGTGTCCGTCTGGTTCTTACGCACATAAGCATAATGAGCGCAACAAGGGTATGTTTACCACCGACCGCGCCAAAAATCGAGCAAAAACATTTCCAGGTATTGCAAAAGCGATGGCTGAACAATGGGGGTAAAAAATGAAGCCTGAAAAGAGAACGATCCGTTTTATCGTGTTAGCAGCATTGCTGATTGTGACGCCGTGGCTTACATCCTGCGGTGCGGCCACTGCCGAGGCAGAAGTTGAAAGAAAGCCATGCTATCACGTCACTGTCTATTCCCCGGAAATTGTAAAGACCGGATATGCTGGAACACGATCTCCGAAGTATACCATCACCGTGGACAACTTTGGTGAGCTGGTGCCAGACCCGAAACTTTCTTCCGAGCGAGAGTACCAGCTCCTGCAAATCCCTCTTGGAGATGGCCGCTTTGAGTTGGTATCCACCTCGTTGGTGGAAATCGAGTATTACTGAGGGAGATGTGTGAGCATGAAAGCTTTACTTTTGAGCATCCAGCCAGTATGGTGCAGCAAGATCGTCCTGAAAGAAAAGACCGTGGAGGTGCGCAAGACAAGGCCGAAGCTGAAACCTCCCTTCAAGTGCTACATATACTGCACTCTGGCCGGGAGTGACAGCCTGTTTATGGATGTCCTCAACCGGGATGTGGCCGCGTGGAACCGTGGCGAATGGCCAGAAAAAAAGGGACGTGTCATTGGAGAGTTCATTTGCGATGACATCCGGCGCATCGGCCCTGAGTACTGCATCGTCAAAGAAGATATTGAAACAGCAATTGCTGGAAGTTGCCTCAGTATCAAGCAAGTAAAGGAATACGCCGGCTGGGATACCGGTATGAACTATGCCGACATGAAAGACCTGTATGGTTGGCATATTTCCGACCTGAAAATTTACGACCGCCCACGACCGTTAAGTGATTTCACAAGACTTCGGGCAACAAAAGTTGGCTATGAACCTGTAGATATTGAGCGACCACCACAATCCTGGTTTTATGTGGAGGACAGCAGATGAAATTAACCCTCTACGGCGACCCGCGAACCAAGAAAAACTCTGCCCGCATCCTCAAAAGCCGCTCAGGCGGGCGCTTTGTGGCCCCCAGCAAGGCCTATGTGGATTATGAGACGGACTGCCTGCGGCAAATCAAAAGGCCGCACAGCCCCATTTCTGACCGCGTGAACGTGCGGTGCGTTTACTACATGAAAACCGCCCGCCGGGTCGATCTGGCAAACCTCATCGAGGCGACCACGGACATTCTGGTGAAAGCCCGCGTGCTGGAGGACGACAACAGCCGCATCGTTGCCGCCCACGATGGCAGCCGGGTGGAGCTTGATCGGAAGAACCCGAGGGTGGAAATTGAGATTGAAGAAATGGAGGACGAAAAATGAACCAAATTTTTCTTGTCATCGGCGCAACGCTTTGCTACGTCGGCGGATTCGGCATAATGATTTGTCTTTTGGGCGTCCTAACCGAACTGTGTATCGAAATCTGGGACAGTAATTTTAGACAGATTTGTGTTCGATTCCAAATTGCGCCGGGCGATGTTTCATACTTTGCCCAGAATAAAAAAGACATTGAAGCAGCACTTGAAAAGCAACGCATTCGGTGGCCGAACACGGACGATGCATCTTTCGGGTGGTGGAACTGCCCAGAATGCAACGCGCCGAACCGATACGCCAGCGAAAGCAAACCGGTTGCATATTGCCGCTGCTGCGGGCAAGCTGTCGATATGGATTACTACAGGAGGCATGCCAATGATTCGCACGCGGACACCTGACGCCGACACACCAAAGCCTGACAGCGGCGCGGACTACCGCACCGTCAAAACGTGGTTCCAGCAGTGCCGCGACCTTGCGGCAGCTATCGAAATCCAGAAGCAAAAAATACAGCGTATCCGGGACGTGGCAGAAAAATGCACCCAGAGCCTGAGCGGGATGCCTGCGGGTGGTGGCAATGGGGACAAGGTGGGCTTCGCTGTAGAGCAGCTGGACACCGAGCGCCGACAGCTTCAGAGGATGGAGACGGACCTGTGCAATCTGCGTGTCGAGGCCACCCGGCGGGCATACTGCCTGATAGCCGAGCCGGAATGCGCCGAAGCGATTTGCGAGCACTATATCATGGGCAAGTCTCACAAGGAAATCGCAAAAGAAGTCAGCGTATGTGGGGCAGAGGTGGTCTACCGGCGAATCAAACGCGGATGCATGGCTTTGGCCGAGATATGGGACGAGTTTTCTGACGTGCAAAGTGTACAATATGCACAAGAAAACACAGCGTGATTTTGGCAGGGGTTAGCTCTTTTCAAGTCTGTAAGCTTAGATGTAAAATTTTAATAAGCGGTTCAGCGCTAAGCGATGGCCGCTTGCCACGCAGCTTCCAGAACGGTCCCTTCCTTGTGACAGGTTTTCATGCTTTCCTGTTCTCCTTCACCGTTTTGCGGGCTGCTTCTATGCGATACACTGACATAAAGGCAGCCTGTCGCTCATAAGAGACAGGAGGCGGTTCGATTCCGCCGTATCGCACCGTATGGCGCATGGACTCATCCCCCACAAAGCTGCACGCTTAACCTCCCGTGCCACGAGAGAAAGCTTTGAATCCCCGAGGGTGTGGGTAGGCTTCCCGACGGGATGTGCGTCAAACAACAGCCCCGGCGGAGAACCGGGGCTGTTTTATATGGCCGCCTGAGCGCAGTTTGGAGCGCGTGTCAGCTGAGATATTGCTGGCTGGTTCGAGTCCAAGGGCGGTGTTTTATACTCCGGTAGCTCAAGTGGTAGAGCAGCGGTCTCCAAAACCGCATGTTGCAGGTTCGAGTCCTGCCGGGAGTGCTTGCATGATCTGACGAGAGCGGGGAGTGCAATAGCGGGGCATCCAGCCGCGAAAGTTCTGGACGCAGAGGCTTTGCACCCGACAAGCAAAGCCTCTTATTATATGCCGTCATAGCTCAATAGGCAGAGCGCCGCCCATTTAAGGCGGGACAACATTGGTGATACCACGGGAACATCACTGCACAGCCAACCACTGCGCACATCCATTCCGTGGGTGCCGGTTCGAATCCGGCTGGCGGCACATTCGATATTTTGACCGTTCGGATTTTCCGGGCGGTTTTTCTTTTGCATGAGCTTAGAGAGGTGGTGGCTGTGGGGGCAAAACTGACAGACCGACAGAAAAAGAAAATCATTGCGGACTATGTGCAGCTCCACAATTACCGCAAAACTGCCAAGCTGAACAACGTCGCCGAAAGCACCGTGCGCAAGGTTGTGAGCGAAAATCCGGTATGTGCAGATTTGTGCGCCAAGAAAAAAGAGCAGAACACGCAGGACATGCTTTCATACTTAGGCAGCAAGCGCGAGGAAGCGCAGGATCTTCTCGGGCTGTACCTGAAAGCGATGGCAGACCCAGACAAAATTGCAGAAGCGACGCTGCCACAGTTATCCACGGCGTTTGGAACCATCGTGGACAAGTTTGCTATGCTGGGAGACCAGAGCGGCATAGAAGTCCCGGATGATGGCCTGCTTGAGGCTCTGAGCGCCGCCGCAGACATAAGTCCCCCGGATGACGTGGAGATGCTGCCGGAGGAAGAGGACGACCATGCGGAAAAGTAACGGCTTTCGCTGGAAAGCCCTCAGCCAGCGGCAAAAGCAGGTCTTGAGCTGGTGGACACCGCAGAGCGCATACAGCAGCTACAACGGCATCATTGCTGATGGTGCTATCCGCTCGGGCAAGACCTTTGCCATGAGCTTTTCTTTTGTCCAGTGGGCTATGACCTGCTACAGCGGCCAGCAGTTTGCCATGTGTGGCAAGACCATCGCCAGTTTCCGGCGCAACGTGCTGGGGACGCTCAAGCAGCAGCTTGCAGCCCGTGGCTACAACGTCAAGGAGCACCGGGCCGAAAACTGCATGACCGTCAGCAAGGGTGGCAGAACCAACGAGTTTTACTTCTTCGGCGGCAAGGACGAGAGCAGTCAGGACTTGATTCAGGGCATCACCCTTGCGGGGGCGTTCTTCGACGAGGTGGCCCTGATGCCGCAAAGCTTCGTCAATCAGGCCACAGCCCGTTGCTCTGTCACCGGGTCAAAGTTCTGGTTCAACTGCAACCCGGGCAGCCCGCAGCACTGGTTTTATCTCGAGTGGGTGCGCAAGTGCCGTTCTCGCAAGATGATGTATCTCCATTTCACGATGGACGACAACCTGTCACTTTCCGAGGACATCAAGGCCAGATACCGCAGCCAGTACAGCGGTGTTTTCTATCAGCGCTACATTCTGGGCCTGTGGACGGTGGCCGAGGGCCTTGTATTATGACATGTTCGACCGCAAGAAGCACGTTGTTGATGAGCTTCCGGCGCTGTCTCAAAAGAACGCTTATGTGGCTTGCGACTTTGGCACCCAAAACGCAACGACCTTTCTGCTGTTCCAGAAGCAGGCAGATGCAGACTGCTGGATCGTCACCCGGGAGTACTACTACAGCGGCCGCGAACAGAAGCGGCAAAAGACCGTGGGCGAGTACGTCACAGACCTCAAGGCGTGGCTGAACGGCCTCAAGCCGGAGAGGATCATTGTTGACCCCTCTGCCCTGCCCCTGATTACAGAGCTGCGCAAGAACGGCTTTACCCAGACCCCAGCAAACAACGACGTTCTGAGCGGCATTCTGGACGTGCAGACCATGCTGCAGACCGGGCGGCTGAAGATTTACAAAGACTGCAAGCACACGCTGGAAGAGTTTGGCGTGTACGCTTGGGATCCAGATAAAGACGACACCGTGCTGAAGGTCAACGACCACTGCATGGACGCTATCCGCTATTTCGTGCGCACAAAGCGCCTTGTGAAACTGAGGGATTGATTTTGAGCACTGTATACACATTCCAGACCTTCCAGCAGGCGCAAGCCGCCGGGGAACAGCCTGATTTCATCCGGCGCTTCGTGCAGCAGCACTGCACTTCCGGGCCTTACAAGATGGCGTTGGACGCCGACCTGTACGATGCCCAGAAAAACCCGGGGGCTGAACGCTTTGCACAGGCTTACGCTTTGATGCTGAAACGTCTGTCCAAAAACACCAAGCAGGACACCCCACACCCCGATATGGTCAAGAGCAATCTTTTCCGGCGGCTCAACAAGCAGCGGGCGGCCTACTCCCTCGGCAACGGCGTGGTCTTTGCGGACGATGGCGTGGACAAGGACAGGCTGGGGCAGAACTTTGACGAGCAGATCCAGAAGGCCGGATATTTCGCCCTGATCCACGGTGAGAGCTTCGGATTCTGGAACAACGACCATCTGGTGGTTTTCAAGCTGACCGAGTTCGCACCCCTGTACGATGAAAAGACGGGCCTTTTGCAGGCGGGCGTGCGCTTCTGGAGGCTGAACCCGGACACGGATATGCACTATATCCTGTACGAGCTGGACGGCTTCACTGAGTACACGGAAAGCAAAATCGGCAGCACGATGCAGGAGACCGTGCCGAAGCAGGCATACAAGAGCGTGACCGTCACCACACCCGGCGGCGGGTTGGAAAGCGTAGAGGGCGAAAACTACAGTGCTCTTCCCATCGTGCCGCTGTGGGGTTCAGACCTGCATCAGAGCACCCTTGTGGGGCTGAAAGCCTACATTGACAACACTGATCTGGTAATGTCCGGCTTCTGCAATGACCTGCAGGACTTTTCGCAGATCTACTGGCTGTGCGAGAACTTCAACGGCATGACCGATGACGAACTGCAGGAGTTCCTCGTCAAGCTGAATCTGTACCACATTGCAGGCGCAGACACCAGCGAGGGCGGCAAGATCACGCCCTACACCACCGAGATTCCTGTGACGGCCCGGCAGGCTCTTTTGGAGCTGCTCCACACCCGGGTGTATGAGGACTTCGGCGGTCTGGATGTGCACTGTGTGAGTGCGGACAGCACCAACGACCATCTGGATGCAGCCTATGAGCCGCTGAACCAGAACGCGGACGATTTCGAGGCACAGATCAAGCCGTTTATCCGGCAGATCTGCGCACTGGCTGGCTTTGACAACGCCATGCCGACATTCAACCGCAGCAAGATCACCAACACGGCCGAGCAGGTCAGCATGGTGATTTCTGAGGCACCGATCATCGGGCAGGACATGGCCATTGACCTGCTGCCCAACCTGACCCCGGAACAAAAGGAGCAGGCCAAGGCCGCGCTGATGGCTGAGAGCGCAACGAGAGAGACCACGGACGATGACACAGACGAGGAGGACAATAATGATGAGTAAGAATGAAGACTACCCGCTTGTTCAGGCTTTTATTAACGCCCTGAACGCAAAATCTCAGGGTGAAGTTGAAAAACAGGCCGAGATTATGTACGGCCAAGTGTTCCGAAACCGTTATAGCGGAAGAGACATCCATGAAACAAACCGACCGTGACCGTATCTCTACACGCCAGCTGAACCGCCTGCGCCGCCGTATCCTCCGGATGTACGGCACTGCCCGCCGGGAGATGCAGGAGCAGCTGACCGAGTTTTTAGCCAAGTACAAAGCGCTGGACGAGCGCAAGCGGGCGCATCTGGATGCAGGCGAGATCACCGAGGATGATTACCGCATCTGGCTGCAAAATCAGGTCTTTCAGTCCGATTTGATGCGCCAGAAGCTGGACGGCATCACGCAGACCTGCACCACAGCCCAAGAGACGGCCTACAAGCTGGCCCGGGACGAGCAATACAACATCTTTTCCTTTGGCGCAAACTGGGCTTTCTACGAGCTGGAACAGGCCGCAGGCGTGACGTTCGGGCTGACTCTGTACAACACCGAAGCGGTCAAGCTCCTGCTGAAGGAGAACCCCCGCATGGTGCCAAACAAGCGCATCAAGAGCGAGAGCAACCGCACCTATGACGCCCGGGTGTTCAATCGCTACGTCATGCAGGGCATCATTCAGGGCAAGAGCGTCCACGACATTGCCGTGCAGGCCGTCAACGGCATGGCTGATACAGAGATCCACTGGGCCATGAACAACGCCATCACGGCCCTTACCAGCGCCCAGAACGCCGGGGCATTGCAGCAGATGCACAACGCTCAGGCTTTGGGCATCGAGGTCAAAAAGCGGTGGAACTCCACCCACGACTACCGTACCCGTGAAATGCACCGCCTGCTTGACCAGCAGACGGCAGAGCTTGACGAGCCGTTCAAGGTCATGGGTTACGAGATTCAGCGCCCCGGCGACCCCAACGCAGCGCCGGAGATGGTCTACCACTGCCGCTGCGTGCTGTCCTCTGCGCTGGGCAAGTATCCACGGCAGAACGCCATGCAACGGGACAATGTGACCAAAGAGACAACGCCCGTCATGGATTACACCGAGTGGTATAAATCCAAGGGCGGCAAGGAAGCCGAGCAAATGTGGTGGGCGGAAGAGCGCAAGAGAAAGAAGGAACGAGAATGAAGCATAAAAATAAGGCCCTGCCGCCCGGCAGAGCCTAAAGGTCAATGTTATGTTTCGGACGGGATATATTCAAGTATGTCCCCCGGCTGGCATTCAAGCAACCTGCAAATTGTTTCAAGGTTCGACCACGAAAGTTGCCCACCATCACGTAATTTTTGCAAGGTTGACTGGCTCAACAGATTTTCCTGACGGATTCTCGACGTGTTGTAACCGGCTTGTTTCAACGCATCAAGGACATTTATTTTGAACTTCAACGGCATAAGCTCACCTCCTATTACATCTTTAGTATACAGGATAATTTGCACGAAAACAAGTGCAAAAGTAGCCAAAGAAAAGACTAAAGTTAGTGCAAAACGTCAATATACTTGCACGAATATTAGTGCTATAATATTCTTGTGAGCAAGAGGGGCGGAAAGGAGGACGCCCATGAAGTTCAAGGATTTCAAGAAGCTGAACCGCGAAGAACAGCACCGAAAGTTTGAACAGTACAAAAAAGAGTGGTTAGCTACTCGCCATAGCTAACCACTCGTAAGCCAGAGAAACCGTATTCAAAAAGCTCCTCTTACTCACATTTTATTTTTTTATAAGCGATTTGTCAAGTAAAATGTGAGGTTTTAGCAATGGAAACACCAAAAATCACGAAGGTGGAGCTTGAACTGGATGCTGTTTCTGGTGAACTCCGCACAATGCACGACCTGTTGAACATCTTTGCCAACTGGTTTGAGGAAACGCACAAGACCGATATGCTCAATCGAGAGCGCACCAGCGAGCTTGTGAGCCAGATTTGGAGCGAAGCCCCGATGTACAACTCTTTGATTACGGCCTTGTTTGCATCTCTCACGGGTTTGGAAAAGGAAGTCGATGCGGTGCTGGAAGCGGAGGTGAGCGCATGAACGATACTCGATTTGAACGTGACCACTACATTGAGGTCATTGACGGTCTGCTGAAAAAGGCCGATGTGCGCCGCCTGCGCCTTGTGTGGATTTTCGCAAGCGGAATCATTAAGAGAACGGAGAAATGATTATGAGTAACATCCAGATTTTCAATTACCGGTCCAACGAAGTCCGCACCGCAGAGATGGGCGGCGAACCGTGGTTTGTCCTCAAGGACGTGTGTAACATTCTCGGCGTGGTCAATGACCGCAATGTTGCCGCACGGCTGGATGAAGATGAAAAGGGTGTCTGTCAGATGGACACCCTTGGCGGCACGCAAAATGTAACAGTGGTCAGCGAATCCGGCCTTTACCATGTCATTCTCCGCAGCGACAAGCCGGAAGCGGCTCCGTTCCGCAAGTGGGTCACGTCTGAGGTGCTGCCCAGCATCCGCAAGAATGGCGGCTACATCGCCGGGCAGGAGCAGCTCACCCCGGAGGAGCTGATGGCAAAGGCTCTGCTTGTGGCAAACAAGACACTTGCAGACCGGGAAGCCCGCATTTGTGAGCTGACCGCACAGAACAGCCAGCTCACCGTGGAGAAGCAGATCATGCAGCCAAAGGCCGAATACTTCGACGAACTGGTTGACCGCAACCTGTTGACCAATTTCCGGGAGACGGCCAAGGAGCTTGGCATCAAGCCCAAAGCCTTTGTGGCGTGGCTGCTGGAAAAGAAATTCCTTTACCGTGACCAGAAAGGCAAGCTGCTGCCCCGAGAGGACAAGAACAGCGGCCTGTTCGAGGTCAAGGAAGCCAAGAACGACAAGACCCAGTGGAGCGGCGTGCAGACGCTTATCACTCCCAAAGGCCGAGAGACGTTCCGGCTGCTGTACCTGTAACTGAAACCTCATCGCAAAACACGAGGGGGGCGGCGTTTTACCGCACCCCTATCAGTAAAACCCAATAACCGACCCTGCCCCACACCGGGGCGGGGTTTTGTTATACATGGAGTAAAACATGGAGTTTAACTACGACATCAAATTCACTGACAACACCCCGCAGCTGCATGAGGCTCTGAACTCTTGGGCGGAGCGGGTGCTGACCCTCTGGGGCATGAAGGTGCAGGACTACGCCCAGCTGCTTGTGCCCACTGGCACGGCAGACAGCACGGGCATTGAGGGCTACGTGGGCGGCGCGCTCAAGCAGAGCCTGACCTTTGCCCTCGACCTCGCAAAAAAGACCGTGACCATCGGGTCAAACCTGTTTTACAGCGTGTATGTGGAGCTGGGCACGGGCATCTTTGCCGAGAAGGGCAACGGACGCAAAACGCCATGGGTCTGGAAGGACTTCAACGGCAAGTGGCACTTTACCCGGGGCATGAAAGCCCGCCCGTTCCTACGCCCGGCGGTGGAAGATCATATTGACGAACTGCGAGAGATCGCAGTGGAAGAAGGAAACCGGGAAAACTAAATATATCATTGACTTTTGTGTAACCAAATGTTATAATAATTATGGTGACACAAAAGTGAGGTGATTTATATGTCGCCTAGAACAGGACGGCCAACATCAGACCCTAAGACCCATGACACACGAATTAGAATGTCTGACGATGAAGTTCGTATGTTGAATATCTGCTGTGAAAAAACTGGCTTAACAAAAGCCGATGTTATTCGCAAAGGCATAAAGGAGTTGTACGAACGCCTGACAAAATAATAAGCTCTCGCCCGATGATTGGTAGTCGGTGGGCGAGAGCTTGCAAAGCACCAGAGGTTTCCCTTTGGTAAATCCATTATACCAAACTGGGCGACCTCTTACAAGTGAATAAGAGGTATTTTAGCAATGGAAACACCAAAAATCACGAAAGTGGAGCTTGAACTGGATGCTGTTTCTGGCGAACTCCGAGTAATGCACGACCTGTTGAACATCTTCGCCAACTGGTTTGAGGAAACGCACAAGACCGATATGATCAAGCGGGAGCGCACCAGCGAGCTTGTGAGCCAGATTTGGAACGAAGCCCCGATGTACAGCTCTATGCTGACGGCTCTGTTCGCATCCCTTACCGGGCTGGAAAAGGAAGTTGATGCAGTTCTTGAATCGGAGATTGCGAGGGGCAGCAATGGATGCTAAAAAAGATATTGAAGGGAAAAGATTTGGCAGATTAATTGCGATAGAGCTTGTTCCGGGAAATGGACGTTCCAGATGGAAATGTGTTTGCGACTGCGGTAATACTATAGAAGCAAATCGAACCAATTTGGTATCTGGAAATACCAAAAGCTGTGGATGTTTAAGAAAGGAAACTTCACGAAAAAATGTAGAAAAGCACCCATTTACTAAAAAGCATGGGAAGCACGGAACCAGAATATATGAAACGTGGGCAAATATGCTTTCTAGGTGTAGAAATCCTAAAATTAGATCGTATAGAGATTATGGATCCAGAGGAATCAAAGTATGTGAAGAGTGGCTTGAATTTGAAAATTTCTATAAATGGGCGTTATCATCGGGGTATAAAGAAAATTTAACGATTGACAGAATAGATGTTAATAAGGATTATTCACCAGAAAATTGCAGATGGGCAACAACAAAGCAACAGGCAAGAAACAAAAGAACATCCGTTTTTATTACTTATAAAGGAGAGACCAAGGTATTAAAAGATTGGGCGATAGAGTATAAAATAGACAGCTCAACGCTAAAAGGAAGAATTTCGAGAGGATGGAGAATTGAAGACGCACTAACAAAACCGGTAAAAAAGTAAATTTTTTTGGAAGAAGCTCACATTGTGGGCTTCTTCTTTTTATACCCAAATTCCAATATATGCCGCTTTAGCTCAGTCTGGCAGAGCGCCGGATTTGTAATCCGGGGGCCGTGGGTTCAAGCCCCACAGGCGGCACCACACCGGCAGCACGTCCGGCAAATAAACCTTATCGCCAAGCATGGCAGCCCGAGCAAGGGCAGAAAGGACTATCACATGGCACTCGAACGCAAGACTCTCCGGGCGATTCTGGAAGATGAAACGACCGACACCAGCGGCAAGCTCAAGAAAATTCTGGACGTGCTGCATGAGGAAACGGACACTTTGCAGGACCAGCTCGTTGAGAAGAACGCAGCCCTCGCCAAAGCCGAAAAGGACCGCGATGCAGCCAACAGCGGCAAGGAAGCCGCTGAAAAGGCGCTGACCGACTACAAGGCCCAGCAGACCCAGAAGGACACCCACGCAGCCAAGGAAGCCAAGTTCCGGGAGCTGCTCAAGTCCGCCGGGGTGCTGGATAAGTATGCAGACCGCGTTGTGCGGCTGTCCGGCGAAGACATCGACAAGTTGGAGCTGGACGAAAAGGGCAACGTCAAGGACGCCAAGAAGCACGCCGACAGCCTGAAGGCTGATTGGAGCGACTTCGTAGGCACTACGACCACCACCGGCGCAAAGGTGGACACCCCGCCCACCAACACCGGCTCCAAAATGACCAAAGACCAAATTTTTGCAATCAAGGACGCTGGCGAACGCCAGGCCGCGATTGCTGCTAATGCCGACCTTTTCACGGGCGGCGGAAAGGAATAACACATGGCAGCAAAAGAAAACCTTATCGTAACTACCGACATTACCGTCAACCCCCGAGAAATCGACTTCGTCACCCGTTTCCAGCGCAACTGGCAGCATCTGCGCGACATCATGGGCATCATGCGCCCCATTCGGATGCAGCCCGGCGCTACCCTCAAGAGCAAGTACGCCGAGGGTACGCTCCAGAGCGGCACTGTTGCTGAGGGCGAGGAGATCCCCTACAGCAAGTTCACCGTCAAAGAAAAGACCTATGCTGACATTACTGTCGAAAAGTTCGCCAAAGCCGTCTCTCTGGAAACCATCAAGAAGTACGGTTACGATGTCGCCGTTCAGAAGACCGATGACGAGTTCCTGTACCAGCTGACCGCGAACGTCACCGACCGCTTCTACAAGTACCTGAACACCGGCACTCTGAAAGGCACCCCCAAGACCTTCCAGATGGCTCTGGCGATGGCCAAGGGCAGCGTTGAGGACAAGTTCAAGAACATGCACCGCACCGTCACCGGCGTCGTGGGCTTCGCCAACATTCTGGATGTGTACGAGTACCTGGGCGCGGCCAACATCACCGTTCAGAACCAGTTCGGCTTCCAGTACATCAAGGACTTCATGGGCTACAACACCATCTTCCTGCTTTCCAGCGGCGAAATCGCGCGAGGAAAGGTCATCGCAACCCCGGTGGACAACATCGTCCTGTACTATGTTGACCCCGCCGATAGCGACTTTTCCAAGGCCGGTCTGGTCTACACCACTGCGGGCGAGGCAAGCAATCTCATCGGCTTCCACACTCAGGGCAACTACCACACCGCAGTCTCGGAGAGCTTCGCCATCATGGGCATGACCCTGTTCGCTGAGTATCTGGACGGCATCTCTGTCCAGACTATCACCCCGGGCGAGTAATCGCCCCTTTTGAGTAGGAGGCGCCAAATGACCGTCCCTGAGCTGTGCGTTTACACGCGCAATTTTTTTGACCGGGCGGACGACCCCATTGCCGGGGAGTTCGCCTTTGAGCCGGATACCGTGCCCGCCGGGGTAGTGCCGGGGCAGTATTTCCTCGTGTGCGGATCCATCTTCAATGACGGAGTGCACAAGGCCGGGGACGGCGATCTGACCGCCGAGACCTTCACCGGCACGGTGCAGCCTATGCGCGTGCCGCCTGATTTTGTGGCGCTGGCTGAAAAAATCGACGCATACGACAAGGCGCTCCCGGCCGGCGGTGTGTATGTGTCCCAGTCCTTCGGCGGCTGGTCTGGCACGATGGCTGCAGGCGCGGACGGCCTGCCCGCAGATGGAAAGACCCGCTATAAATCCGAGATCAATCATTGGAGGAAGATGTGACATGGTCAATTCGTTCACTGCATCCACCGTGATGCAGAGTTTCACCAAAAAATACCGTTTCCAGACCCGCAGTTATGAGCCGGACGGCGTCGGCGGCTTTGTCTCCGGCTGGACGGACGGCCCGGAATTTGAGGCCGTAGAGCGTCACGACACCACCGTGGAGGCTCAGGTCGCAGAGCAGGCGGCTACAGCGTCCACCTATACGCTGCTGGTCAACACCGGTGTGCCTCTGGCTTTCCCGGACTACATCAAGCGGGTGAGCGACGGGCAGATCTTTCAGGTGACGAGCGCAGCCGATGAGGGCAGCGCTCCGGAAGAATCCGGCATGGGCCTGCGGGCCGTGAAGTGCAAAAAGGCGGTGCTGCCGTAATGGGACCGTCTGAGAGCATCAACCGGGCGCTGAACGCCTTTTTTAATAGCTTTGGCGTCCCCGGCTATCTGGAAGATAATATCCCTCCCGGCGCAGAACTGCCGTATCTGACCTATCAGCCGACAATTCCCGGCGGGTGGAACGAGTCGACATCCTTCCACGCCCGGCTGTGGTACCCCAGCAAGGGCGGCAGAACCCCCATTCTGCAAACAGAAGATACGATCAGCGCGGCCCTCGAGGACAGCATAACGCTTTCCTGCGAGGGCGGCGCTATTCTTTTGCAAAAAGGCACCCCATGGGCACAGCCCCTCGACAACCCGCCTGAAGGGTATCTGTGCGAATATCTCAATTTTGAAATCACGCAATTTTGCGAGTAAGGAGCAATATGGCAAGAAAATTTTCCAAAATTTCGCAGAAAGCGTTCGAATCCATGCAGTTCAACGCAGGCATCGTGGTCAACAAGTTTGATGTAACCGGCGAGACCGAAGTTCAGGACGCAGACATTATTACTGCCACGACCGGCGGCATCACCGCGACCTGTAAGGCGAACTTCACTGATCTTGGCGAAGACGTGGACAACGCCCAGAAGAACACTGCAGAGCTGATGCAGATCGAGGGCTACGACTGCACGCTGGCCTTTACGGCCCTGAACGTCACAACGGACGTTATCAAGCTGGCGCTGGGCGCTGCGGATGTGAGTGACAAGAAGGTCACGCCCCGCATGACGCTGAATCCCACCGCCAGCACCGGCGACTTCAAGGACATCTGGTGGGTTGGAGACACGCTGGATGGCGGTATGGTTGCAGTCCGGCTGATGAATGCACTGTCCACCGGCGGTTTGACCCTGAAGACGACCGACAAGGGCAAGGGTAACATTGCGGTCACTCTGACCGGCTGCCCCCGTCTGGGCAGTGACGTGGTGCCTATGGAGTGGTACTACAGCCCCAAGGCCGCAGCATAAGGAGGTTACAACATGAAAACTCTGAACCAGATGGGCGAGACCGAGTTCCTGCGGCGCTGCTGGCTCATCGCTGACGCGGTGTCGGACCTGCTGACCAAGACCAAAGTCATGGATCTGCGCAAGGTTATGCCGGTTTTCAACGGCAGTGAGACCGAGGAAGAAAAGAAGCAGAAGAGGGAAGAGCAGAGCCGAAAAAACCTCAAAGCAATGGCAAAAAGCCTGCTCTTTGAGAACGCTGAGGCTACCGCCAAGCTGCTTCCGCTGCTCTATGAGCCGGACGTGGACAAGGACGGCAAGCCAGAGACTATGACGCCGTTCAAGACCCTGCGCGTTATCACTGCCACCATCGAGGACAAGGACGTGCTGGATTTTTTGTTATCGTTGGCGAAGCTGGGCCAGACGAGTATCGACGCCTGACTTCGTCCATTCGGCTCGATATGCTGCGGCTCGTCGGCAAGCCCTACATCGTCCAGCACATCATGAACACCCGTCGGCAAGAGGCTATTGCTTTGAGCTACCGGGCATACATGACGGACACGCTGGCAGGCTTCGCAGGAGTAGAAGAGCGCTGGGCTGACCGGGTGGCGGGAATCATCGACCCCCGCCCCTTAGAGCCGCAGCAAAGCGCCGAAGAAGTGATACAGAGAATCAAAAATGGCTTGAATGGAGGTGAAGAAACCTGAAGCTCTTTGAATTGAGCGCCACCCTCGGTCTGGACGACAGCGCCTACCGGCAGGGCGTGGAAGAGGCGAAGTCTCAGACTAAGGCCGCTGTCTCCACCATGATGAAGGATTATAACCGGCTGTACAGTGAGGTCATTCACCTTACGGCAGCTTACCAGAAATCACGGAAAGAGACCGGGGAAACCTCCAAAGAAACTAAGGAATTTGCCCAGAAGCTGAAAGAAGCTCAGGCCCAACTCAATACCACGGCACAGGGGCTAAGGACTGCGGAAGGGTACATGAACAGCTTCGGCGACTCGACCCGAAATACCGAAAGCAGCCTTGCAGGCTCTATTGCAAAAGGGCAGATTCTGGGCAATGTTTTGACCACTTTGGCAAGCAAAGCGCTTGATGCTGCTGTGGGATTTGTCCAGACAGGCATCGAGTACAACGCCCAGATCGAGAAATACACCACCGGCTTTACCAATATGCTGGGCAGCGCAGAGGCCGCGAACGAGGCCATGAAAGCCATTCAAGAGGACGCCGCCCGCACACCTTTTGATGTGGCATCGCTTACCGAGGCAAACCAGCTGCTTATCAGTGCCGGTGAAAATGCCGGGTATTCCCGTAAGCTCATTATGGCACTGGGCGATGCTGTCTCGGCCACCGGCGGCGGCAATGTGGAGCTGTCCCGTATGGCGGGCAACTTGCAACAGATCGCCAATGTGGGCAAAGCGACGGCTGTAGACATCAAGCAGTTTGCCTACGCAGGCATCAACATCTATCAGATTTTGGCGGACTACACCGGCAAATCGGTGCAGGATGTCCAGAACATGACGGTCAGCTACGACCTGCTTTCTGAGGCCCTTATCGCGGCCAGCGAAGAGGGCGGGCGCTACTACAACGCCATGGATGCCCAGAGCCAGACCATGAACGGCCGCGTGTCTACCCTGAAGGACAATGTGAGCCAGCTGGCCGGACTCATAACGGGCGATTTGTCCAACGGCATCGGCATGATCATCTCAAATCTTAATGATATGACGGTGGCCGCGCAGGAAGCCTACAAAACCGACGGATGGACGGGCCTTATCGGGGAGATAACCGGACTTTCCGGTGTGATCGACAAGGCAAAGTCCTCACTTGTTGGCCTGAAAGCTGTCGCTGATTCCTTCAGAAAAGGCGAAATTTCGCTTTTTAGTGGCGACTGGGATGCTGTGTACTGGAATGCATTTAACGCTGACCAGACAACAAAACAGGGGGAAAAGGACTGGGATAAATCTCACGCTGGGATGGTGTGGGACGAGAATGACGGCTGGGTGCCTGCAAAGTCTTCCGGTGAAAGCAAAAGCTCTATTACCACTTCGCCCACCACAACCACGACCACAACCACAACTCCAACCCAAAAGCACGTCGCCGCTGATACCAAAAAGCTGGCCGACACCATCAAGGAGACCTCGCAGGAGATCCTCGCCGGTACTGGCAACATCGTCGGCAGCATCCAGCGAGTGACCGAGACCGCTGACAACACCTACAACGTCTACGACGGCACCACCAAGGAGCTGAAAGGCACCACCAAAGAGACGGTGCAGACTATCACCGACTCGTGGACTGAGGTAGTGGACGGCACAGAAAAGACCATCAAGAAAATCACAAAAAACGTGACCGATGCGGCCGGAAAAGTGACGACCACGACCACGCAGACCTGTGACAAGGTGGTTTTGTCTGTCTCTGAGATGCAGAAACGCATCGACAATCAGCTCAGCGAGGCACAGAGTGAATGGAAGAGCGGCATCATGGGCACGCTGCAAAGCACGATCTCTGACCTCAAAAACGGCAACTGGTCGGGCCTCGCCACAGACTTTGCAAAGCTGGTGTGGGGCGAGGTCACGCAGGAGCAGCGAAACATCATCTCCAAGTGGCTGACAGACGCCCTCACGGCGGTAAATGACAGCTACTCCGGAGGCGGTCTGAGCGCGGCGAAAGACACCATCAAGGCGCTTTTTGGCGACGGCATCGCCGAGGGTGCTACCGAGGCAGGCACAGCCGTCAAGAGCTTTTCCCAGATCCTTGACAGCCTGAACGCCTCCGGAGGCGTGGGCACAAAGCTGGCGGGCATCGCTGGCAGCTTCACCAATGCGGCAGGCACCATCACAAAGGCTCTGAGCGGCATTGTAGGCTTCATCGTGTCAAACCCGGTGGTGGCGGTCATCCTCGGCCTGACAGCCCTTGTGGGCGGCGCTGCGCTGTCTGCGTGGTCGAAGAACAGGGACGAGAAGCTCACGAACAACTACGAAAGCCCCTTCAGCAAGACCCCTGTGTACGACTCGCTGGCGGAGTTTTCTTACCGTGCTGACCAGTTCAACCGCTACAAGGGCCTCACGGCGTCGCCCTTCAGCAGCGGCCAGCAGGACACCACCGGCAGACAGCAGCTCAGTGTGCTCCAGCGCATCTCCAACTCGTTAGATGAGCATCTTCCCGCCATCGGCACCGGCACGCTGGTCATCGACGCCAACGGCGTGCAGGCTCTCGCCGGCGCGATGCAGCCGACACTTGTGGACGGCATTGATGGAGACTTGGGTATCCGCTCGACCCGGAAAGCGAGGGGAGGCTAAATGGCAGCATTACAGGGCGTCAAAATCGGAGACCACCACACCCTCAAGGACTGGGGGCTTTACCTTGTGGTCGGCGGCACAACCGTCGGACCGGCAGAACCGGACGAAAGTCTTCTGGTCAAAGTGCCTTTCAGTGACCGCATTTTAGACCTTTCCAAGTCGATGGACGGCAAAGTCCACTACACCCAGCGCAAGATCACCATCACGCTCAAGTGCGTAAAGCCGAAAAGGCTTTGGCCCAAGGTGCAGAGCACGCTGGAGAACGCGCTGCAAGGGCAATGGCTGAAATGCGTTTTCGATGACGACCCGGCATGGTACTGGGAGGGATTCTGGACGGTCACGCCCCAAAGCCGCGACCGGTGGGAGAATGTCTTTACCATCACCGGCATCTGCAACCCCTATAAGACCAACACCACCGCAGCGGCGGGCGCTGACTGGCTGTGGGACAGCTTCAGCTTCGAAGAAGACACCATCTATGACACGCCGACGGAGGTAAAAAGCCTGTGAGCTACAAAATCTATGCCGGTACGCAGACCGCCGTAGGCGAGTGGGACACCAAAGCGTGCATCTACGACCCTGCGGCGGAAGACCTGCGCACCACGGCCACCATGCTCATCTCCCCCACCCTTACCCGAGAGGCGGGCAAAGCAGGCAGTCTTGAGTTTACCATCCCGTTGGGCAACATTGCCCACTCTGCGCTGCAAAAGCTCAAGACTATCGTGGAGGTAGAGCAGGACGGCAAGACCCTATGGCGTGGGCGGGTCATGAGCCACGAGATGGATTTTTATCTGCGGCAAAAGGTGTACTGCGAAGGCGAGCTTGCCTACTTCAACGACAGCTCCCTCGTGCCATACAAGTACACGGACATCAGCATCAAGGAATTTCTGGCCAAGGTTATCAGCAACCACAACGGCCAGACAGACCGGTACAAGCGTTTTACTCTCGGCACCGTAAACGTGTTTGAGAATGGCCCGCAGGAGCCTTTCCAGACGGTCTACATGGGTAATTGCGTAGTACAACACCATAGAGACAGCGACGGAGACAATGAGTATTGGTTGGAGGATGCTGATAAAAGGTGGATATGCGATGTAAACGGCTACTCCGTTCCAGTTGGGGAGTACATTAACAGAAATAATGCGATATGCGTTGTCTCCTATGACAGTACTTCTTCATACACGGTGGAGCGAAACATAGCCTACAAAAACGGCAATTTTTACTCACTGAGCGCTACGCAGAAAGACTCGAAATACATTTACGCCATCGGCACCACCCCGCTGACAGACTGGAAGCTGACCGATGACGGAACGATTCAGCTCTATAACTCCAGCACGGGAGGCTGGTCGACCTGCACTGGTTACTATCTGCACGACTTCGACGCCTCGGCCAACGAGGCCCTCGATTTTGGCGATGGCAAAAACTTCGGCACCACGTGGGACATCCTGCAATCCGAACTGACGGACGTGTACGGCGGCTACTTTGCCGTCCGCTACTCTGACGACGGAAAGACCCGGTATCTGGACTATCTGGCCGATGACGGCATCACAGAGACGAACCCGCAGCCTGTGGAGTTTGGCGTCAATATGCTTGATTTGACCAACTACGTCAAGGCCGAGGACATTGTCACCCAGGTCATCGCGGTGGGTTACAAGTCGAAGGGCTGGTGGATCTTCAAGAGCACGAAGACTATCAGCCAGACAGCCTACGACTTCGAAGCTCAAAAAGTCTACGGCGTCATCACCAAAGTCATCGTCCTCGACGGCAAGGCGTCCACAAATCAAAAGCTGCTGGACGCTGCAAACGAGGAGCTTCGAAGATGCCAGCAGCGCTATCTTGAAGGCATCGAGGTGAGCGCTGTTGACCTGCATGATGCCGGTATCGACGTAGAGCGTCTAGGCTGGATGAAAAAGACCCGCGTTATCTCAAAGCCCCACGGCCTTGATACGCTGCTCCTGCTTTCTAAGGTGGTCGAGCCGCTGGACGCGCCGCAAAAGAAGCGCTTTACCTTTGGGACAAGCTTCTATTCCATCTCGGACTTGCAGGCCCTCAGCAGCCACAAGGCCTCGCTGGCTTACAGTATGTCCCTGAGCGCAGCGGGGTATCTGAACGGCGCAAAATCATAAACACGTGTGCAATCCCTACAAGTACAATGCCGCCGCCTACGCGGGCGCTGACTGGCTGTGGGACGATTTTTAATCTATGACGAGCCTACGGAGGTAAAGAACCTGTGAACAAGACTTTCGAAGAAAACATCAACGACGTCCGCACGGCAAGGCGGGGCGTCGAGGTGCGGGAGGCTATGGCTGAGAGCCTTGAGTATGTGGAGGGCTTTGCCTCCACCTCCACCCAAAAGGCAGAGGAGGCCGCAGCCAGCGCCGAAACTGCCGCCGAGGCCAAGGAAGCCGCCGCTGCCTCTGCTCAGACCGCAGAACGGCACGGGGG